CGGGGCGGACATCGTCTCGATCGTCCCGGTCCAGGGACTCCTGATCCTCGAACCCTCCGAGACGGGGGCGCTCAAGCTCCTCGAAGCGAAGGGCGCGGGGAAGGTCGAATATTTCGCGAGTGGGAATCTGTAAGCCGGTAGCCTTCGCGCGAAACCGGAAGAGAAGGAGATCGGCATGACGATTCAGGAAAAAGAAGAGTCCCTCAAGAACAAGATCAACGCGGGCAACCCCAACGTGATCTCGGACCAGTTCCGGGCGCTCGCGTTCGGCGACGTTCTCCGCGCCTCGCCCACGACCCTCCGCAAGAAGGCTCCCGCGGCGGATCCGGGTTCGCTCGCGACGCTGACGGCGCTCGTCCTCGCGGAAGACGCGAAGGCGTCGTCGATCTATCGCGCCACCGTGCGCGCGGGCGGCGTTACGGGCGAACTGACCGTGAAGGGTTACGGCGTGACTCCGGCGACGGGCGAGATCGCGGTGGCTCCGAACGGCGACATCGTAACGCTCGCGGCGGACGCGATCACGGACCTCGACGTGACGTACCTCCCGGAGAAGTACGACGTCTCCGAGGTCACGCTCCCGGTCGCGACGCACGTCCTCACCATTCCGGCGACGTTTACGGCGAAGGGCGTCGTGCTCCTCCTCGAAGCGGTCGCGAACGCGGGGACGACCACGGGTAAGAAGATCCTCCTCGTTCCCGGCGCGGGCGCTCCCGCGGCGGGCCAGGCTCGCCTGAACGTCGCGAAGTCGACGGTCACGTTCGCGGTCGCGGACGCAGTCACGAACGCGACGATCAAGTTCGCGACGTCGGCGGCGGTCGACGTGGACGCGCTGCTCACGGCGACCACGAACATCGCCTGATTCGGCGAGAAGAAGGAACTGACCGATGACGATGGCGGCGCACCCCGATTCCTCTCCGACCACGACCAACGCAGCTCCTCCCGCGGGTTTCGCGGGAGGGTCGGCGGCGGTCTCCACCCCCGCTCCGGCGGCGGTCTCCTCTCCCGCTCCGGCGGCTCCCGCGGCGGCTCCCGCGGCGGCTCCCGCGGCGGCGGCTCCGACTCGACGCGTCCTCTCCGCGGACGACGACTCCCTTCCGGACGACGCGGACGGGTTCGAGATCTCGAAGACGGCGTTCAAGAAGCGGCTGGAGCGCTACTCCCGGACGCAGCTCAAGTCCCTATTCGGGACGGACAATCCGGAGGAGATCCTCGCGTGGAAGGCTCAGAACGAGCAATTCGCGGCGGCGGCGGAGCAACAGCGCCTCGCGGAGATGACCGAGGCGGAGCGCTACAAGGTCCAGTACGAGAAGGAGCAGATGGCGGCGGCGCACTGGAAGACCCAGTACGAGACTCTCCAGGAGTCGTTCGCGCTACGCGAGCAGGACCGGCAGATGACCGGCGTCGCGCAGAAGTACGTCAATCCGAAGTGCATGAACTTCCTGATGATGGAGTTCGCGACGCACCTCCAGGGGGCGGACGAGAAGGAGATCGGGGAGCCGCAGGCGTACGCGGACGCGTGGTTCGCGAAGTACGTCGCGGAGAATCCCGAGTTCGGGATCAGCGGCGCGGCTCCTCCCGCTCCGGCGGCGGCGGTCGGCGGCGGTCCTCCCGCGGGGTTCCAGAACGTCAACGCGGGCGCGGGCGTCCCGGCGACTCCTCCGGCGTACCGTCAGGTGCAGGTGCCGATCTCGAACGGCGTCGGCGGCGGCGGCGGTCGACCGGCGAACGCGGTCCCGACGGGGCAGCTCACGCAGAAGACGCTCGCTCCCGGGCTCCCCAACTCGATGTCGGACGGCGAAGCGAAGCGCTGGATGCGCGAGCACGGCTACAACTACTAGGGCGACGGACCTCGGGGCGCGGCGGAAACGCCCTTGCGCTCCGAGGAGGTTCCCGGGCATAACTGATGGGGCAAGCACGACACTAAGCGGTCGAGGAACCCCCTACGTGGCACACCGACGGTAACGGGTGGACGGGGAGAAACGACTTGCGAGGGCACAGGTAGTGCAATTCGCAGGAGGTTCTCATCATGGCAGGTCAACTCGTAGTGGGCGTTCCGGCGGCGGTAGTCGATCTCGTGCAGAAGGGGCTCCTTCAGCGGGCTTTTCATGACGGGCTCTATCCGGCGCTTCAGTACCGTTCGGAGGCGATGTTCGAGGAGTGGGAAGGCAACTCCGGCGTCGAGATTTTTGAGTCACGTCCCGGGCTCCTCCCGGCGATTACGACTCCGCTCACCCCCGGGATGGATCCCGAGCCGGCGAACGTCGCCTACGAGCAGTGGGTCGCGACGCTCGCGCAGTTCGCGAACGCCATCGACACGAACATGCCGACGTCCTCGGTCGCGAACGCGAACCTGTTCCTCCGGAACATCAAGACGCTCGGTCTGAACTCCGGCCAGTCGATCAACCGAGTCGCGCGTAACGCGCTGTTCAAGGCGTACCTCTCGGGTCAGACGACGCTCCTCGCGGCGACGGCGGCTCCGGACACGTCGATCCGTGTCGCGTCGCTGAACGGCTTCCGCGACGTCATCGTCCCGGGCACGAACGTCCGTCCGCAGCCGGTCAACCCGGCGGTCCCGCTCCCGATCGCGCTCGGTCCGACCGGCGCGGTGACGGCGATGGCGGTCGGTACGATCCCGGACGACGCGAACGATCCGGACGGTCCGGGCACCGTCATCCTCTCGGCGGCGGTCGGCGCGGTCGTCGCGTCGCGCGGCGCAGTCATCTCCGCGTACGCTCCGACGGTCGTCCGTCCCTCCGGCGGTCTCTCGGTCGACAACGTCGGTCCCGGCGACACGCTGGTGCTCCAGCAGGTCATCAACGCGTCGGGCATCCTCCGCGACAACAACGTGCCCCCGCACGACGACGGGTTCTATCACGCCCACATCTCGGGCGGCTCGAACACCCAGCTTTTCGCGGATCCGGTCTTCCAGCGGCTCAACCAGTCGCTCCCGGAGCACGTGATCTACAAGGAAGGGTTCGTCGGCACGATCTCCGGCGTCATGTTCTTCATGAACACGGAGTCGCCGAAGAACACGAACTCCGGTCCGTTGACCTCGACGGCGTCGTCCGGCGTCTACGCGAAGGACATCGCGGCGGAGGTCACGAACGGCGCGGGGACGAAGATCGGCCGCGTGCTCATCACCGGAAAGGGCGCTCTGTACGAGCGCGGCCTGGACGAGTCGAAGTACGTTTCCGAGGCGGGCACGACCGGGAAGATCGGCGAGTTCGACATCGTGAACAACGGTCTCCAGGTGACGACGGAGCGCATCCGTCTCGTCCTCCGCGCTCCTCTCGACCGACTCCAGCAGAAGGTGTCGGCGGCGTGGTCGATCACGACGGGCTTCCCGGTTCCGAGCGACATCACGGCTCCGACCGGACCGCAGCGTTTCAAGCGCGCGATCATCCTCGAACACGCGACCTGATTCCGACGGCGCGCGGCGGGGTCGCGGGGGGACGTCTCTCCCGCGACCTCGTTTTCGCGTGTGGTACCGTTCGAGGAGGAGGCAGGAACATGGCACGACGAGTCAATCCCGCGGGCGGCACGACGGACTCCGCGGATCTGGACGAGAAGACTCCGCTCGACGGCGGCAGCGCGGGCGTTTTGGAGAACGCGGTGACGGAGATCGGCGGCGGCGCGGGGAAGGTCTCCGCGAGTGCGTACCGGGCTCCGGCGGAGGACGCTCCTCCTCCGGTCGCGACGAAGAAGTACGAGGTCTTCGGGTGCGGTCCGTCCGGGAAGTTCATTCTCCTGAACGGCTACAAAGCCCTCATGCGCGACGGGCGCGTGGTGGACGAGGCGTTCGACGACATCGCGATGATGACGGCGCAGGGAGTCTCTCTCCGACAGATCGCGTGAGGTAGACGATGGCGGCGACTCTCGCGGAGCAGGACAAGGTTCGGGCGAGGCACCACCTCGGTTATCTCAACGTCGAGCAGGCGCAGACGTTCGTCCTCGGCATTCCGTCGGGGGTCCAGACGCAGTTCATGATCGAGGGGGCGCTTAACCGCCTCCTCCCGCAAGCGCTCCCGAAGTTCCTGGAGATGCTCGAACGCCTCGACTGCGTCGAGTGCGAGCTATTCGGCGGGATCGATCTCGCGTCGATCACGTCGATCTCCGACATCGTCATTCGTCCGGAGCGGCGGAAGGAATTGTCGGGGTATTACCAAGTAGCGCGGCAGGGGCTCGCGAACCTACTCGGGATTATCCCGAACCCGTACGACCAGCGCGACTGGGTCGGCGGCGATGTGATCAACGTGTCGGTGACGGGGTGAAGCGCATGAAAGCGACCACGTTCCTCTCGGTGTTCCCGTTCGCGATCCCGCTCGGGTATCTCCTCGTCGCGGCGTGCGGTCCGGCGGGGAACGCCATCGTCCGGAGCGTCATCGACGTCGGTCTCGCGGCGTGCATCGCGGAGAACGCGGACATTTCGGACGAGGCGGCTCTCCGCGAGACGTGTAAGTGGGCGGACGCGGTGGCTCCGCTCGTGCGCGACCTCCTCGCGGCGCGCAAGAAGGGCGTTTCGAAGGCGGCGAAGGCGGGCGCGTGCGCTCCCGGGGCGCTCGTCCCGGACGGCGGGAAGTGAAACCGCGCGGCTGCGCGTCGAACGCGGTTCCTCGTCTCCTCTCGTCGGAGGAGGCGAGTCGGACGCTCGTCGCGCGGCTGGCTCCGACGATCGATCGTCTCCGGCAGCGATTCACGACGTTCGGCGTGCGCCCCTATCAGGTCTTCCTCGTCTGGACGCGCTGGACGGGACCGGAGCGCGGCGAGGGGAGGGAGCGGATCCTGAAGCGGACTCCGATCCTCCCGAGTCCGCTCGTCGAGGATCTGACGAGCATCTCCCTCCAGTTCGTCTCGGCGGGCACGATCCCGGTCGGGTCGGTCCGGATCACGGAGATCTCGGCGCTGTACGCGCAGGACGTCCTGATGGGCCTGACCGTCCCTCCGGATCCCGAGGCGAAACGCGCGGCGTTCGTCGCGGGGCGACCTCCTCCGGTCGAGTCGATCGACGCGGACGAAGTCCTGGAGCCCTACGAGTTCTTTTGGGAGGTCGTCGAGGACGGGCGGACGAACCAGGGACGACCTCCGCGGCGCTCGCGGTTCCGTCCGCTGTCCGCACCTTTCCGGCGGGCGGACAAGATCGATTGGGCGATCGTCCTCGAACGCGTCTCCGAGGACATGGAGCGCGACGGGCAACCTCGGACGGCGATAGCTCCTCCGGGATCCTGTTCCGAGGACGACTGATGCTCCGGTTCGAGACTCCGGAGCAGGCTCGGGTATGGTTCGAGCAGATGACGGAGGCGGCGCGGAAGCGCGCGATCCTCGCGACGGCGGCGCGGCTCGTCGCGCACATCCAGAACGTCGTCATCCCGCAGACGAAGCCGCAGCCGGTCGACCGGGGCGTCTACCGGGCGGGCTGGCGGTTCGCGGAGGATGGCGACGGCGCGGTGGTCTACAACGCGACTCCGCAGGCTCCGCTGATCGAATACGGCGTGCGCGCGGGGAACGTGAAGATCGGCGGCGCGATCAAGCCACTGACGGAGTGGGTCAAGCGGAAGCTACGACCGACGGCGAAGGCGATCAGCGCGCGTGCGAAGAAGTCCTCGAAGAAGAAGTTCACGGACGCGGAGGCGCGGCGGATCGCCTGGGCCATCGCGATCACGATGAAGAAGAAGGGTATTTTCAACGGCGGGAAGGGCCTCCGCGTTCTCGAACGCGCCGTGCCGACGGTGCCGGGGTTCTTCCGAGCCGAGATGAAGCGCGAACTGGCGAGGCGTAGCAAGTAATGGCTCTCCCCAATAACCTCTCTCCCGAACTAAAAAAGCTCCTCTGGGGGACTCCGTGGGGCGAGGTCTATCCGGCGCGTCCGAATCCTCCTCCGCTCGCGTACGACGGGCGGACGGTCGCGCTGCGCATCCTCCGCGACTACCTCTCCGAGATCACGTTCCGTCGTCCGGGCGGTCGGACCGCGGCGGGGGCATCGATGCCCCCGCTCGACTTCCGAATCGCGAAGCGGGACATCATGATCGGGTGGCCGGACTACGAGAAGGAGCTTCAATTCCCTTCGATCGTCTTTCTCCACGGCTCCGGCGATTACGACATGATCGGCCTGACGTCCTACGTCGAGGAGGACACGCGCGACAAGTTCGCTCCCGGGACGGTCGTGATGTGGATGTCCGAGTACGTCGAGAAGGTCCAGGTCGAGATCTGGGCGAACAAGAAGGCGGAGCTGCGGTCCGTCCTCGCGGGCGTCGAGACGGCGCTATCTCCGACGGAGCAGATGTACGGGCTCCGGTTCCGGATGGCGGACTACTTCGACCAGCTCGTTCGGTTCTCTCCCGGGAAGCGGCAGGAGAACGACGACGCGGACGGCGCGCGCGATCGGCGGTCGGCGCGGCTCGAAGTCGAGATGGCGTTCCACGTCGTCTCCCTCGTCAACTACGCGCTGGTACGTCCCGAACTGCGGGTCGTGGTCGACGCGGACACCGACTACAACACCGCGATAACAGACGACGAACTCGGTCCTAGTAAACCCTCGGGGGGCGCGTGCGAACCCTGCGGCTGACCGAGATCTGAGAGCGCGACAAGCATGGGGCCTTGTGAGACTATCGCCCCGTAACGGAGGAGTCAGACCATGTCCGTGTTCATTCGCAGGTTCCTGTTCGATCCGGGCAATGAGGTTCTGCTCGACATCGAGTCCGTCAACGTCCTCGATCTCGATCCTCCGGCGTCGATCTCGGGAGTCGGGACGGGCACCGTGCTCCTCGTCGGCGAGTACGAGAACGGTCCGTTCAACGTCCCGACCGAGGTCTCCGGCACGAGCGACTTCGTCAATACGTTCGGCGAGATGGGGTACAACTACGGCGGCGTGAAGGGGAACAACCCCTGCGCTCGTTCGCGGAAGGCGGACGGGGCGCTCGACGCGGAGTTCTGGAACGGGAACGCGTTCGTGCAGCTCAACGCGAAGAAGTTCCGTCGACTCCTCTGCGCGCGCGTCGACACGTCGGTGGGCGAGGTAACGCTGACCCGGGAGGCGTTCGTCACGGGCGGTTCGGCGTTCGCGTACAACATGGAGCCGGCGCAGATCCTCGCTCTCGACATCGGAGCCGGTCCGGTCTCCGCGACGTTCTCCGCGACGGCGGCGACGGTGACGAGCGCGGTGGGGACGTATCCCACGACGTTCGCGGGCGGCGAAGTCCTAACGCTCGGGTACGACGATCGCGCGAACTTCGCAGTCACGTTCCTCGCGGCGGATCAGTCGAAGGCGCAGGTCATCGCTCGGATCAACCAGTACGCGGGCTTCGCGTTCGCGACCGACGGCGGTGTGGATTTGATCACGCTGACCGGGCTCCAGCGCGGTAACGGCGCGTCGGTCCGGGTCGTCTCATCGGCTCCGGGCTCGGTCCTCACGACGCTCGGTCTGACGGTCGGGACGACCATCGGGACGGGCAACGTCGCGAACATCGACGCGGTCTCGTTCTCCGAGGTCAAGGCGGTCGTCGAGGCGGCGCATTCGTCCAACGTCCGAGTCGAGCAGGACTCCGCGGGACGACTCCGCGTGACGAAGACGTACGTCGCGGACGGCGACTACATCCAGGTGGGACCGGCGACGTCGGCGACCTCCCTCGGGTTCGTCGTCGCGGCGCAGGGGACGAACGACGGCGTCTCGAACGTCCGGACGGGCGCGCAGACGTTCCCGACGGTCGCGGCGACCGGGACGCTCGTCCTCGGGGTCGACTCCGAATCGAACTTCAACGTGACCATCACGCTCGGATTCACCCAAGCGCAGGTCGTCACGGCGATCAACGCGGCGGCAGGCTTCACGATGGCGAGCGTTCTCGACGCGACGCATCTTCTCCTCCGGGGTCGGAGCAACGGCGGGATGGTTCGGGTCGTCGGCGCGACGATCGCGGGCATCCTGACGGACCTCGGTCTGACGGTCGCGACCACGTCCGCTCCCGGGCTGACCGGCGGCACGGTTCCGGCGGGGACGGAGGTCACGAACTCCGCGATGACGAACAGGTTCGTGCTGATGCAGGACGTCGCGGTCCGGGCTCCGAGCGGCGGAGGTCCGAACCCGAACTCTCCTCCGTTCGCGGCGAACGCGGGACCGTACGTTGCGAAGATCCGGCACTCGCTCGACGACGGGACGGGGGCATCCGCGATTGCGGGGACGCTCACGAAACTCGTCTCGGCTCCGGACCTCGGGAGCTTCCAGGTCATCAACTTCCTCGCGGCGACCACCGCGTTGTCCGAGTCGGCGATCGACGCGCAGTATTCGACGGCGATCGACTCGACGCTCGACCTCAACTCGGTCGCGCGCGAGACGAACGTGATCTACGCGGCGCGGCAGTCGAACGTGGTTCGGCGGAAGCTTCGGGAGAACGCTCTCGTGGCGTCCTCGATCGGGATGTACGGGCGCATGGCGATCGTCCGTCCTCCGCTCGCGACTCCGAAGGCGATGGCGATGTCCCGCGTCGCGGAGCCGGGCGTCGGGGCGTACCGCGATCAGCGGGTCGTCTACTGCTGGCCGGGCGCGAACTCGTTCGTCCCGATCATCGCGCGGCGCGGTCTCTCCGGCGGCGTCGGGTTTACGTCGACGGGGAACGTCGACATCGGCGCGGACGGGTTCATGGCGTCGATCCTCTCGCAGCTCCCTCCGGAGGAGAACCCGGGGCAGCTCACGGCGTTTACGTCGGGGGTCAACTCGGTCGAGACCTCGTCGGTCGCGCAGAACCTGACGATCGTGGACTACACGAACCTGAAGGCGGCGGGCATCGCGGCGCTCCGGGTGGACGACGGGACGGCGATCTTCCAGTCGGGCGTGACCTCGGTCGATCCGGGCGTCTTCCCGAACCTCAAGAACATCGCGCGTCGGCGGATGGCGGACTTCATCCAGGACACGCTCGCGCGTCGCCTGAAGGGTTTCGGGAAGAAGCTTTCGACGGTCGCGCGTCGGAAGGCGATCACCTCCGAGATCCGGCAGTTCATGAACGGGCTGCTCTCGAAGAACAACCCGGCGGTCCAGCGGATCGACGGCTACTCGATCGACGACTCCTCGGGGAACACGCAGACGACGCTCGCGCAGGGGCTCTATCGCATCGTCTTGAAGGTTCGGACGCTGGCTTCCCTCGACTCGATCGTCCTCGAAACGACGATCGGAGAGTCGGTCCAGATCGACGAATCGCTGCCGCAGGCGGCGTAACGGGAACGAAGGGATCTAGGAGGAAGCCATGTCCGTGCCCGCACAACGCATCAAAGGTCAGGAGGTCTCGATTCTCATCGTTCGAGACTCCGTGCTCGAAGCCGAGCTGTTCGACATCATGAACTTCAACGCGGAGATCATGCTGGAGCAGATCGCCCAGGGGTACCTCGGGGAGAAGACGGAGCGTCACGACGACGTCTACAAGGGGACGAAG